AGATTCAAACAAAATTAAAAGAACTAGGGTATCTTACTAAAGAGCCAAACGGTGAATTTGATAAAGACACATACAATGCAGTAAAAGCATTTCAAACGAATGCATCAATTGGAGTAGATGGAATAGTTGGACCACAAACGTATGGTGCACTATTTGGTGATAAAGCTCAACCTGCAAAGGTAGGAGCAGGCCAACTTACTGGTGCATACAGTACTGCAAATGATAACAATCCATTTAATTTACGACCTAATAGTGGAGAACAATTTAATGGATATATTGGTAAAAAAGAAGGTTTTAGAGGTACTCAATCAATTGGCGAGTTTGCAGTTTTCGATACTATAACAAATGGTATTAGAGCAGGTATGAAAAATCTAGAGGGATATTTTACAAGAAGAAATCTAAAAACTATATCTCAAATAATTAATACATATGCTCCAGGAGGGTCTGCTGGACAATCTCAAGCAGACACTAATAGCTATGTAAACAGCGTATTATCGTATATGCAAAAAAATTGGAAGCCAGAAATAACTGCAACCTCTCAACTAGCGTTCAGCGGTCCTGCTGAAACTGATCCTGATAATATTAAAATGTTCAAAACGTTGGTTAGTGCAATTGCTAAACAGGAAGGTAAATTAACACCAGGTCTAGCCTCAAGTATTGATTCATTTGATACTAAAAATTTAGCATAAAACCTAATAATTTTTCCTAGTAGAATATTTCAAAATATTTTATAAAATGGAAAATACATTAGACCTAGCGCCAGACCAAGAAGTATTGGCACCCGTTTCAGAAACAGTAGAACAAACTACTGAAGAACCTTCAACTAGTCCAGCAACTCCACAGGAACAATTAGATGCATTGATCAATCGCCGCATGGGTGAGTTTAGCGTAAAAATCAACCATGTTGATTTAAAATACGTTAAGAATGCTATTAACCAAAAAATAGAGTGGAAGGGGCCAAATGAAGCATATCTTGTAATTATGACAATATTGACAATTGATAATGTTTTACAGGAAATGGATCCTAAGAAAACAGAACAAGTTCAAATCTCATTGCCTTCGTCAACTATTGAATCCCTTAATTTTTTCTTAACTAAAGTTACAGGAAAAGGTATGGAGTCTGCTCAAAAATTATTTTCAATTTCAATGATGTTCCGCCCAGCAATGGAGGCTATTCGTAAGATTGATGAAGAGATTAAAGTGCTAGAGGCAGAGCTAAAAAACTGAGAAAAGTAATTACTCTCTCAGATAAATAATAAAAAAATTGACAACAATGAGAGTAAAAAACTTTGCAGGATTCATGAAGTCTCGTATCAATGAATCAATGGATGACGATAATGTTTATCCAATGGACAACGAGGGAGAAAACCAATATGGTGGTAATCCTTACGGAGATCATAGCATGAGTTACGGTGCTAATCCAGAAGATGAAGAAACTAATCCAGAAGAAGCTGACGAAACTACTGCTGAAGAAGGTGATGAAGAGGACAAAGAGGTAACTCTTGAAGACCTAAAAGCAATGATAGAAGATCTTACTGAACGTATTGAAAAGCTAGAAGAGGGAGAAGAAGGCGAAGAGCCAGCTGAAGGCGAAGAGCCAGCAGAAGGTGAAGAACCAGCTGAAGGCGAAGAAACACCTGCAAAGTAATTTCAATATATCGCTAATTATTAAAGCGAGTGGACGCAATGCGACTACTCGCTTTTTCTTTTTAAGATAAATAACTATGATGAGTGAATACCTTCAAAATACTACAATTCCACTATTTGAAACTTTCTGTAGAAAGAATCAAGTTGATGGCAAAACAATAACTGCCGAAATTGCTGGAAAACCATTACAATTAATGGTTGCAACTACTCCTCGTAGTCAAGCAAAAGGTTATATGGGAGCAACTGAAGAACCGCGAGACGGAGAAGGAATACTATTTGTGTATGACGGAGAAGACACTCGATCCTTTTGGATGAAAGACGTGCCCTTTTCATTAGATATTATGTTTTTTGATTCTAACATGAATTATATTGGGCATGAAACCATGGCTGCACATGATGGAGCCGACGATCACAATATTCCTAAATACTTTAGTAAAAAACCTGCGCGCTTTGCAGTTGAAATAAAATCTGGATGGTGCGATCAAAATATCGACGGCGACTGTTCCCTTAAGATTTAATAATTTTACCAATTTATAGTATAGTATCTATAATCTATACATATTATATGACTGGTAATTTCGAAACACTTTTAGCATTTATTGGAGAAATGAATGCTTCCAACTCAACAAACCACAAGATTGAAATACTTAAAAAATACTCAGATGACGAGTTTATTTTTAAGGTGCTGCAATATACATACCATCCATATAAACAGTATGGTGTAACTTCAGCTAACTTAAAGAAGAGATCTGAAATACTTGCACCTGGTGAAGTATATGATAACTTATTCTATTTGTTAGACGATCTCAATGAGAGAAAGCTTACTGGTCATGCGGCAATCGCTGCAGCTAATTCCTTTATTCAACATAACTCAAAATATGCTGACTTTATTTACCAAGTAATCGATCGAAACCTTGAAACCAGAGCAACGACCACTCTAATCAATCGAGTGAAACCTGGACTCATCCCGACATTTAACGTTGCACTCGCACATGATTTTACAAAAGTTAAAAATATTGACATAACTGATGGTACCTGGTTTCTTTCTAGAAAACTTGATGGAGTTAGATGCTTAACGATTGTTCGGGATGGAACAGTTCGCTGCTTTTCAAGAAACGGTAAGGAATTTGAAACTCTTGGAGTAGTAAAAGAGGAAATCAGACGCTTGGGGATTACCGATTGCGTGTTAGATGGTGAAATATGTGTAATGAAAGAAGATGGCTCAGATGACTTTCAGGGAATCCTGAAAGAGATTCAGCGCAAGGACCATACTATTAAGTTACCAAGGTATTGGGTCTTCGATATCTTAACTCTAGAAGAGTTTGATAGTGGTACTGGAACCGTTGCCCTATCCCAACGTCGAGTTCGTAAATCATTTGATTCGAAGATTTTGGTGACCCTGCCGCAGAGCATATTGAAGAGCGCAGAAGAACTTGTTTATTTTAGAAATACTGCAAAGGAAAAAGGTTGGGAAGGTTTGATTGCACGTCGAGATGTTGGATATGAAGGGGATCGTACAAAAAACATGCTAAAGCTTAAGGAATTTTTTGATGCGGAATATAGAGTAGTAGAGGCAATTATGGGAGCACAACGAGTTATTGTAGAAGAACGTGAAGTTGAAGAAATAGTGTTAAGTGCCGTTATTGTCGAACACAAAGGAAACCGAGTACAAGTAGGTAGTGGATTTAATATGGATGAGCGTCGTCGATATTTTAAAAACCCTGAAAAGATCGTAGGAAAAATAATAAACGTTCAATATTTTGAATCTACAGTTGATCAACATGGATCATATTCATTACGATTTCCAGTATTTAAAGGAGTATATGGAGATTCTCGAGAAATATAATTATTTTTGAAGAGACCTCGGATAAATAATTAAAAGAAAATGTATTACGTTTATTTTTATAAAGACCCAATTACTCTTGAAATATTCTATATAGGAAAGGGTAAGGGAAATAGATTATATTCTCATTGGAAAAGAAGAAACTCGCACTATAATCGAATATTAAGAGAAAAACTTCAAGCCATTTCACAATTAAAAATGGAACCAATTATTGAAAAATATAAAGAAGATCTTGAAAATTATGAAGCTTTTTATTTAGAATTTGAGTTAATACAAAAATATGGAAGGTTAGATCTTGATCACAATGGAATATTATGTAATAGATCATCTGGCTTTGAACATTTTAATATTCCAATGGTTTCGCTACCGACTATTCAAGACTTTCTCAAAGATAAGAAACATTTTAACTCAAAATATATTTCAGAAGAAGAAAAAAATGAAATATGTAATAATTATTTGAGCGGTTTAAGTATGATTAAATTAGCTAAAATGTATTCTCATGGACCATATACTATAAAAGAGACTCTTCTCCAATTCAATATTAAAATAAAAAATAGAGGAGGACAAATTGGTGAAAACAATGGAATGTATGGAGTAAAAAGAGAAAATACTTCCTATTTTAAAGGAAAATCCCATAGTGTTAATACTAAAAATAAAATATCATTATCGCTTAAAGGAAAATCTTCAAAAAAAATAATTGTTAATTCAATAGAATTTAATAGCATACATGAAGCCGAGAACCAATTAAAAATACCGAGACAAACTCTCACCAGATATGCAAAAAATAATAAATCTTTAATTAGAGACGGAAAAACATATACAATTAATTATATTTGATTTAACCTGCGGAGTAACGAGAACAACCTAATTAAAATTTTTTCAAAAAACCAATAAGTCAACCGGAGTATAAAAAAGTATGGGATTCAATAAAAGGTATTTACCAGAATTAAAAGAGCTTAAAGAAGAATATAAAACTAGAGGACATGAAGAATTTGTTCGTATTCATAGAAAATACGAAGCTTTTATTGGACCTATTCAATCTGTAAATTTTATTCAAAAAAAATTAATCAAAAAAACCAGTTAATATGTATTACATCGCAAAAGTAAAATTTGAAACAATTGATGACCGTACTGGTCGCGCTAGAAAAATGTACGAACAGTATTTAGTAGAAGCAATGGATATTTCCGATGCGGAAAACAAGCTTAAAGATAAGTTTAAAGATTCGATTGCAGAGTTTGCAGTAGTAAGTGTGCAAGAATCTAAAATCATGGGTGTGATCAAGTAATAGGTTATGAAAAAGTTGCCGACTCGAGTTGCGGAGCAAGTATATTCAGTGTTAATGAAGTTTGCAGATGCAAAGCAGGACTATTATTCAAGAGAAGTTTTTATTTTCCACTTTGGCGTGGTTCCGGATACTTCAGATGCATTTAAACTTTCTTGCATGGATGATGCACAACGTACATTCATCTGCAAAGAAGATGGTAGAATGTGGTTAGATGGAAAAGGCAGCGATCGAGTAAACCCAATTCTTCGAAAAATTACTCAAAACTTAAGGGAAGAGACTCAGATTTCTGAGTTTACCGTCCGTCGACATGAATCTTAATGTACCTAAAGAAAAAGATGCAGCATTTGCGCAAAACCTATTTGCTCTAATCTCAGACGCTCTTTGCGAGCTTCGTGACGAAACAGATAAGTGGCCAGACCGAATTATATTTAGTGGACCCCTTGGAAAAGAGGTCCACTCTTTTATTATGGAGAAAGGCTGGGACCTCGCAAAATTTAATCCGCAGGCAATGGCTGGCGGAAATATTATTACCTTTGACTATTCTAAACCTCTTACTCAAATTGAAGAAAGAGGCACAACCCTATTTGACGAAAGCTTTAATAATCGAACAATGAAGGGGATCCCTGGGCCAAATACTGTGCAAAAAATAATTAGCACGTATTCTGCGCCAGCATTTAAAATAGAAAGACAAATTCGGCCTAAGCTCGAAATTTTTTTAACACAGAAAAACTAATTTAATTTACATGAATACCCTAGATTTGAACTATCAAAACTTATTAACTGACATTATATCAAATGGTGTTAATAAAGAAGATCGTACTGGAACTGGCACTATTTCCGTCTTTGGAAGACAAATTCGTCATAAAATGAGTGATGGTTTTCCTTTACTTACAACTAAGAAGATGCCATTCAAAACAATCGTAACAGAACTTCTTTGGTTCTTACGAGGTGATACAAATATTAAGTATTTGGTTGATAATAATTGTCATATTTGGGATGGTGATGCTTATAAGAATTATGACAAACTTTGTATTGACACAAAGTGGATGGAACCAGTTAAAAAGGAACTAAATGGCGAAGTTTATGATATGGGAAGAAAATACGATCAAGAAGGGTTCATCAATCGTATCAAAACCGATAATGAGTTTGCTAACAAGTGGGGTGATCTAGGTCCAATCTATGGTAAGCAATGGAGAAGTTGGAAACGATATAGGAAAGTAGAAGATACCGAACATAAAGAAACACTCCATATTATAGATTATATAGACCAAATCGCAAACCTAATCAACGACCTCAAAACAAATCCAGACTCAAGACGATTAATGGTTAATGCTTGGAATGTATGTGAATTGGACCAAATGATACTTCCTCCTTGTCATTATTCATTTCAAGTTTATACGAGAGAGTTGAGTTTGGAAGAACGATATGATTTGATTGAGAAAGATAAACACACTCAATTTGTAAAGTGGCAAGATTTAGGTACGGATAGAATAAAAGAGGTGTTAGATGAAAAGAATATACCAACAAGAGCAATCTCTTTAATGTGGAATCAACGTTCAGTAGATACATTCTTAGGTTTACCATTCAACATTGCTTCTTATGGATTACTATTAGAAATCATTGCTAAAGCAGTTAATATGGT